ATAGTTGCGCCAGCAAATTCCCCAGTCCCTACGCCTATAATTACATTTGCGTTCCTTGTGCCTGTGCCAGTTGGGTTGCTCGGCGGTGCGTTAAATTTACCTATTATAATCTCTTTTGCTTGAGAGCTCTCTAATCCTTGTCCAAATAAATGGCTATTTGAGTGTAGGCTCTCATTTAGATAACCAAAAGACGTAGCGTTGTCTGTAGTACCGCTTGATGTATTATTGTGTCCGACTGAAACAATTTTTGCACTGTCTAAGTTATTAAACCTACCAACGGCTGTACTTTGTGCTTGTTCAGTAGTATTCGAAAAGCCTAAAATATAATTATTTTCATTATTTGCGGTGTTGCCACTACCTATAACGACTGTGTTTTTTTTTGTTACTGTATTGTTACTACCGATAGCCGTACTACCTAAACCATTAACTTCGTTTAACCTACCTATGGCTGCCGTAACCTCGCTTGTACCTAAAACGTTTAATTTACCAGTTGCAAACGAAAATTTGCCGTTTATTTTATTTTCATAACCAGTAGCTAAAGAGCCTTTGTCGCCATTAAAGTTGTCTACTCCTATTTGTACGCTGCCGTCTACAGGCTGCAAACAAATATTCCTTGCGGTGTCGTCGTTTTTACGACCTTGCACCCACAAAGGGTAGTTAACCGCTGTAGGGTATACAGATCCTAAGCCTATTGCTAGCTCGCTGTCTTCGTTCTTTAAAACTTGCCCAGCGTCCGCGTCATAAACAACGCTCGGCGCGTGTTTGTCTACGTCATTTGCTGTAAATTTTGCGTTTACTGTCAATGCGCCAGTCATTGTGTCGCCAGCCTTATTGACTTTTAAGCCTAAGTCGGTTTGTAGGTCTGCTATGTCTGTAGCGTTTGTAGTTATATTCCCTGTATTCGTTGCTATATTAGTTGCATTAGTAGCAATACTAGATGTATTAGTAGATATGTTGCTAGTATTAGAGGCAATACTTGTAACATTGGTTGCTATATTACTAGCGTTGGTAGCTATGTTTGTAGTATTTGTAGAAATGTTTGTAGCATTTGTAGAAATGTCGCCTACGTTGGTTGCAATTCCAGCTGTATTTGTTGAAATTTGAGCTGTATTTGTCGATATATTTGCTGCATTGTTTGTAATGTCAGACGCATTTGTAGCTATGTCAGTAGAATTTGTAGCTATGCCAGCTGCATTTGTCGATATTCCAGAGGCATTTGTAGCTATTTCAGTAGCGTTTTGCAAAATGTCATTTGCATTACTAGCAATATCAGTAACGTTTGTAGCAACGCTTGTCTGCAAATTTGAAATGTCAGTATCGTTATTTGCTATGTCAGCCGCATTCGTTGCTATGTCGGTTGTATTAGCGGCTATGTTAGTTGCGTTTGTTGCTATGTTACTTTCGTTTGTAGATATGTTAGTAACGTTAGTCGCTATGTTTGCCGCATTGGTAGCTATGTCGGTATCGTTTGACGCTATATTGGTTGCGTTAGTACCGATATTTGTAGCGTTTGTACTTATGCCGCTAGCATTTGTAGCTATGTCCGAAACGTTTGTAGCTATGTCCGCTGTATTGCTGTTTATAGCCGCTTCTAAGGCACTACCGCTTACAATTAGTACATTATCACTTGCGTTTGTAAATATACCGTTAGAGCCTTTTATTTCAAATGTTTCGCTGTCCAGGTCTACGTCGCCAGTACCGCCGTTTCCGCTAAAGTCTAAGTCTTCTGCGGTTATTTTTGTGTCTACATAGTTTTTTACAGCCGCGCTAGTTGGTAGGCTTGTGTCGTTGTCGTTGTTTTCTATGCCGTCTGCCTCGTCTACAAATTTTTCAATAGTAATGTCTTCGTCAGCATCTTTAAGGCTGCCAAACTCTACAGTATTATTTACTTTTAAATTTCCGCCGTTGTCTAAAAGTACGCCAGAGCTGTTGCCGTCGCCGTCAGAAATTGCAATAGGTGTTTCCGATAGTGTACTTTCGTCTGCCGTTTTAAGTAGACCTTTGTAAGTGTCGCTTATTCTTTTGTTTGTTAGTGTACTCATATCTAAGTTTTATTTTTTTTTATACTGGACAGCTTAATTCGGTTATCCAGCCTGTGCCGCTCATAGGCGCATATACTCGAATTTGTGCCGTAGACGCTGTTGTTGTTTTGTTAAATGTAGCCGTACCAAACGCCGCGCCTACTATTGGCTCGCTAGGCAAACCGCGTTCAGCTAGAGCGGCGTCTAAAGCCGCTTGTCTAAATGCGTCGCCTCTGTAGCCAGTATCTATGACTTTATTGCCGTCAAACCAAACCTCAAATTTGTCTGGTATTCCGTAAGCATCGTAAGTTAATGTAACTACGCCTGTGCCAGTACCTAGGTTTACGTTTAAGTAAGTAGGAAATTGTTGCCCACCGCTAAAACTACTAGACGCGCCGCATGCGACTTGCTCTACTAGACAGTCTGGCGCGGAAAGGTTTTGTATTGACCGCTTGTTTTGTACGTCCCCCCAGCTGTCCCAGTCGGACATATAGCAATAAATTTTACCCCAGTTTATTGTATTTGCCATTTTGTTTGTTTTGTTTACGTAAGTAGCTTACTAGCTTTTTTACGTTTGTCGTTTTTATTTTATACTGTTTTTTCATAATACCCAGCCTGTAAATGCCGCGCTTTTTTCTGGCTGCATTTGCTCGTTTCTGTTTTCGTAATACTTAGGAAATTTAGCCGCCGCGTTAAAACTCATATAGTCAATAAAACGCCTGGTATAAAATTCGGCACTACTTCGATGCTTTTGCACTAAATAGTCAACCTCGTCTTTATTTACATTTGCGCCTGTTTCGCTAGTTGTCTTATATAGACCGCCGTTTTTTATTTGAAACGAGCAAAAAGGCAAATAGTCAACCATACTAAAATGTATAAGCATAGGTTGCAAATAGTCATTAAGTAACGCTTGCGTGTCAGCGTCTATAGGTACTGGGTTAACTTCATCTTGACTAGCAAGTATTTTGTTTGAAATTTGGTCGTACAATGCCGAGCCGCAATACTGTAAAACGTGCGTTTGTTGCGCGAGCTTTACCGACTGCAAAAACAAGTCGGTGTCTACGTTTCCGTTTATTATAGTGTTTTTAACTAAGTCTGTCCTATTTATAAATAATGCTGTCGCCATAATTTTAATTGTAATAACCGTTGTTTGGCATGTCTGCTGGGTACATAGCTACCTCTTTTGGGTTTTTAACGATGCGTGCCTCTTTGCGTAAGCTAGGATCAAGCTCGTTTATTTTCTTAATAGCCTCGGTAACTGTAATTTTTTTATTGTTTTTTCTTAGGTACGTTCTACGCTCAAAATAATGTCTACAGTTTGCACCGCCTTTATATAAAAATATATTGTAATTGTCCGCACCGCCTATTCCTAAGCCTGGGTTAACGCCGTTTGCATTACCGTTGTAATTTGGGTTGTCGCTGTCTAAGTCTTCGACGCGGTATATTTTTTTGGCATTCCACATTTTCTGGCAAAAGTCTCTTTGTGGGTTGTTGTTGCCCATATAAGCGTAACGTACTTTTATTATGAGCGTGTCTTGGTCGCTTTTTTGGTTTGGCGTACTTTTTACTGTACTAGCTAAGTTTAAACCACCCCTTACGTCAGCGTCGTATTCGTTTGCTGGTCTAGCGTCTATTAAGTCCCAGTTTTCTAGGTCTTCGTCTTCGCCTACAGTTTCTAAGCGTTCTAAAACTGCCGCGGCTATTTCGTCTGTAAGCTCTGGCGCGTCGCTGCTAAATTCTTTTTTTTGACCTGTTTGCTCTTCGACCTCTTCTTTTGTATTTGCGTTTTCTAAGTCTACAAACTCTAGCGGCTGTAGTGTCTTAATATATAGGTTTAAGCTAACGTCGTTAAATGCTAGTATAGCGTCAAACGCTTTTAGTATTAAGTCTTGAAACGGTCTTATTACTGTATTGTCAAATAAAATAGAGCTGTTTTTTAGCTCGTCGGCATTTGACGAAAAACCGTTGCCGTCGCTTTTAATTCCTAGCAATAAAGGACTTGTAATTCTATGGCTAACCAAAATTTTCGCGCCGCTTTCACGACTTAAAAACTCATATTGTTGATGCGCGTCCGATAGTTGTACAGTCTCGATAGTCGCTTGCTCTTCTGCGCCATTGTTAAAGGCTAAAATTATACGACCACTATTTGACGTACCAGTATATTTTTGGTAAATTTTTTGTTCAATTTCGCGCTGGGTGTCTTCGTCTGGTATGCCGCTATTCATATTCATTAAAAGGCTAGGCGACATGCCGTTTAGTAAGCTGTTTAAATGAAAATTGCTTATTTCGGTTTCCATTTCTATATACTGGCAACCCCCCTGGTAGTCTGGTGGCGAAAAATATACGAAACCTGGCTTATATGGTTTTATACAATATATTTCTAAAGCCTCTGTTGACATTCCAAAAGCTGGTATACGTTTTAATTCGCTTTTATTTTTTACGTCTGCCCAGTCGTTACTATAGTAGTATGCCTCAATGTCGCCGTCTTCGTTACAACGCTCTGGTCTTAATGTCTCAATAGGAAAATGCTCTACTTGTACTATTTGCGTGCGCTCTTCATTGTAAATAACCTGGACGCTTGCCTGTCCGAATAGCTTTAAGTCTATGGCTATTTTGTGCAAACAGTCGTCTGTAAATAGTTTTTTCATTACAGCATAGCCGTTTGGTTTTTTCGAGCTGTCTGTAGCATCTACGCCGCGCCCAGCTATAAGTTGAGCAATACCGTTTATTGCTGCCGAATTTGTAGGCGAGCCGTTAAAAAGGTCATTAAGGTAGCCATAGTAGTTATTGTCAGAGCCATACGAAACCCAGCTTTGGTTTTTGTCTTCTATTATTTCTGGCGACGTATAAGTATTTAGGTTTATAAATTTTAACCCAGGGTTGCTAGTCGGCTTTTTAGTTGTTTTTTTCATAGTATAATATAGTCATTGTCAAAACTGTCGTCTGTCTTATAAACGCCTTTATTTATTGTATACTCTTGGTATAAATTTTGGTCTATTGGTTGCGCTGTACAAAATATTTTGTCTACGACTAAATTTTCTGTACGTTTTTCGTCATTCCAGTTATACCTAGCCTGGCTATATAAGTCTAGGTTTTCATTCCATATGTCAAAGTTGTTAACTAAAGACATATCGTAAAAATGTCCCTCTCGCAAATTAAAAACGCCAGTAACTTTAATAAAGTCGTTAACTTTAATCATTGTAGGGTTGTATTCTACGACCTCGTTTGTTTGATCGTCTCTAAAAAACAGCTTGGCGGAAATTTCATAATACTTAGGTATAAAGTAAAACGTTTGTTCGTCAGTTGTTGGCTTTAAAACTTTCATATATATATAACGTTGTAATTTAGTTTTTTGCCAAAAAAAAGAGCGCGTTTCCGCGCCCTCTAGTTAGCCTTAGCATATACCTATATTAAACCCCTATTATGCTGGCTGTATTTGTGATGCGTCTACGTTTGATGTTACTACAGTTGACGCCGTAAAATACGCTGGCAACGTTTCCTGTGCAGCGAAAGTCAATGCGCTAAAACCGCTAAGGTCGCCATAGGCTTGTCCAGTAGTAATACTACCGCCGCTACTATGGACGCCATTTGTCGCACCCATAAGAAAATAATTTTCGTTATAGTCTTCGACAAAAATATGCGTTCTAGCTTTTAGCATGTCGGTTAATTCGTGTTGCGTAGCCATATCTAATTTTTTAAGCGTTACCGTTAAAGTTTGCTCATAAAAAATGCTACCATTTTCAGCCGACGATGTAATTGCTTGCTCTAAACCGTTGCTACCCTCAACCTCGTATTTAAAAAGGTCTGGCGTTCCAGTTATTGCGGTTAATTCGCCTGTTGTTGGACTTACTGTAAGGTCGCCTAGTGTGCCGTAGCTAGCAACGTAAAACGCTTTTATGCCACCTACAGAGCTAGTACAGGGCAATTTACGTCCGATACTTAATGAATTACAGCTCATATTTATATTATTTTAAAAGTTAAAAAAAAAGGTAGGTAGGCACTATACGGCTTACCCACCTTTAATTTATTGAATTATTTATTTACTATGCTAGTGTATATAGCGTCAAGTCTTGCGAAACGCCGTATTGCACCCCAGCTTGGTATCTGAGTACGATACGAACATTGTCGCTACCGTCTAGGTCTGCCATGTCTAAAACCTTGGCACTTGTTGCGCCTAAGTCTTCTAGTAAAGCCGTTCCAAAGAAAATATTACTCTTCTCGGAAGCAACGATGTGATCCGCTGGCATTCCAGGTGCTTTAAATACTTTGATGCCCTCAAAAGTAAGTCCGCCGTTGTCATACCATAATGAGCCGCGGTTGTCTACTCCGTTTGCACCGCCGCCGTTTCCAGCAACCGCACCGAAACCACCTAGAGCGCGCACATATTTTTGAAATGCGACAGTAGGTAGGTATAAATGTAAGTCTTCTTTGCCGTATACTGCCGCTGGTATTGCGTCTACTACTTTGCCTAGCTCGTCAATGATATTGTCAGCTGTAAACTCTGTAGCTGTTACGCCTGGCACGTCGTTAACGTCAGCGTCAGCTAGAGCTGCTACAGTAATTCCTGTAAACTCGCCGTCGTTTGCACCTAGACCACCCCAAATAGACTGTTCTACGTTTTCAGCTACTTTTGCTGCAACGTGTGCCATAATATAGTCAGCAAACGATGTAGGTAGGTTTTTGTATGCGCTATTGCCCATTTCTAAAGCCAAATAGTCGCTCAAAAAGTCCTTTTTACAAAGTTGCAAATTGACGTTAAAAGGCTCTACTTCTAGAATACGCTCGCTCAATGTAACCTGGTCGGCTGTTACTGTAAAGTCGCAAGTCGCGTCTGTTACGATGCCTGTAGTATCTAATTTTTTTACTACTTCTTTATACTTTACATTTGGTTTTACGGTAATACCGCCTTTTTCGATAGTGTCGCCAGAAAGCAACGCCGCGGAAATTATTTGTCCTAGGTATTGTCCTTCATAACTTGTAGTAATGGTATCTACAGAGCCATTACCAGTAATTGTACGTAAGTGTGTTTTTCTCATTTTAATTTATTTAAAAGTACGTTTGTTATTTATTAAAAATTTTGTTGAATACTCGGTTTTGAGTAGTGTTTGCGTTTGCGCCTTGGCTATATAAATTAGCCTGGGTTGCTGTTTTAGCCTCTGGGTTATGTTTCATTGGCTTACGAGCTGGTTTTTGACTAGACATTTTTTCTTTTTCTTTTTCGTCTTTGTCCTCCATACTTTCGTATTTCTTTTTAAGCTCTTCAATTTCAGCTTTTACCTCTTCTAGTACAGGTGCAACGACCTCTACGACAGCCTCTACAATAGCGGCTACCTCTTCGGCTGCTACCTCTGGCACGTCTTCTATGACTACCTCTTCTAGCTCTTCTTTTTTGTCTTCTTTGTCGTCTTCGTCTTCGTCTTCTAAGTCTTCTACGCCTAGTTTAACCTCGGCAATAGTACCCTCTTCGGCGACTACAATAGTTTGACCGTCAGCGGTAATATACTCGCCTACTGGCAAAGGTATACGCTCGCTATCAGAAACGATAAAAACCGCTTGTCCAGCCTCTAGGACGTCTGCCTCTATAACTGTTTCGCCGTCTTCTAACGTCATTTGCGCCAGACCTACTCTAGCACGTAGCAAAGTTTTAATTTGCTTTAACATTTCTGTTGCTTTCATATTTATTATTTATTTATTTACTGTTTATTATTAGCTAAAGTCTGGTATTCCTATAAAAGAAATTATTTCCCTATATTTACTTATAAAGTCGGAATACATGCTGTCTGCATTGTCTACAAAATATTTAGCGTTTTCGTAGTCGTCGTATATGTCTAAAGGATCAATACCTAAGTCATTGGCTTTAGTCTCTAGCTCTTCAATATAGCCTCTCATTGTGTCTGCTATTTCTTTTAAATTTCTAGCTTGACCGTTTACTATAAAGTTGTCTAAGTTATATTTAAGTCTAAAGTCGCTAAAAGCGTCCATTATTTCGTCTCCCCAGTCATAAGCCAAATAAGCGGCGTCCTCATAACTCTCTCGCAAAGGCTCAAACTCTGTAATTAAGTTACTTACTACGTTTAACTTTACAGCTTGTTTGGCTGGTTTTAGTTTGTCTACAATAGACAGTACAGTTTTGTTTGTATTCATAATTTATACGCTTTTACTTTCGTCTCTAAATTGTTGTTGTTGCATAATAAAACGTTGGTCTAAGTCTGCTAGATATTCAATTTCCTGTAAATGCTCGTCGTAGTCTGGGTATACGTCTACTACGTCTAGCCCTAGCTCTTCGGCTTTTTCTTTAATTTGTAGTAATTTGTCTCTGTCTGCGCTTACGTCGTCTGGCGTTAAAAACGCCTCGCTGTTTTGAAAATAAACAGAGTAAATATCCCTACCTATTTCAAACCAAACGTCAAATTTTTCGTCAAACCACTCTTCTACAGAATAAGACAAACGCCCTACTTCGTCTCGTAAACTTTCAAACTCATAGTCTAGCTCGTTTACTAGACCTAGAGCTACTTTTTGTAGTTTGTCTTGCTTTCGGTTTTCAGCTCTTAGCTGTGCAGCGTGTTGTTTGTTTTCAAACAGTCTGCTAAATACTCTATTTTTTGTTGTCATAGTTTTATATGTCAAATAAAAGGTTATGCTGTAGCATGTTGCCAGCTATTCTCTTAGCGTCTATAACAGCGTTTACTGCCATTACGTAACCGTCAATTTCTTTTGGCTCTAAAAATAACTGTTCGGCTAAATTTTCTACCTTAATTATCAAGTCATCTAAAAGCTCTATATTACTATTTAGGTCGTCGTATGTAATAGCTTTGTAGTCATTGTAAAACCTTACGTCGTCTGTAAGTTTGTCTAAAACGTTGTTTACGTTAATAGCAATATCAATAGTTTTCTGCCCTGTTTTACCTAGCTCGCCTAAATTTAAGGCGTTCATTCTAAGTTCGTCAGGAATACTGCTTAAATTTGTTTTAGTTTTTTCTGTATTTTTAAACAGCTTATTAAATACTCTTTTTTCTGTACTCATAAATATATAACGTTAGTTTATTTTTTTTTGCATTTTTAGCTACGTACCGCTGTTATGTTTCCGATACCTTGCGCCCATAACGAGCCGTCGCAACAGTCTCTACTATAGGTTTTTTCGTCTTTACAAAGGCATGCGCGGCTGCCGCCAGTTGGCGACGCGTTGTTGCCTCGTTCTACTTGGTAATTGTTTTTGCGTTTACGTCTATTCATAAAATTATTTTTGCGACATTTCAATTAACGCCTGTTTAATTTTTAATAGCTTTTTAGCTGCCGACAATTCAGCGGCTAAGTCTTCGCTTATTTGCTCTTTTGGTCTTTGCGCTTTTTCCGCAAAAAACCCCTCGATACTAAAACCCTTTATTGAGCCGTCGACTTTTGCCATTTCCCAAAGTTTAGGGTTGTTTACTTTTACAGCGCCTACCCACGTACCGACAGGCAAATTAAGGTCGTATAAATTGCTTTTGTCTTTTTCTTTGTCTTCGACTATCCAGCTTTCGACTAGTGAAACGCCGTCTACTTCTTTTATATGCTCGTATGTCGCATTGTTAGTATTGCCTCTTTGTAAATATAACTCGCTAGCCTTTTTTACAGTCTCTTTTGTAAAGTGTATGTAATACTCTTCGTCGCCGTCTTTGCGGTATATCATTTTGTTAGGCACTAAAAGCGCGCCCATTAAAATACGCTTGTCATCGTCTACTGCCTTAAACTTGTATTCCTTATTGTTTTCTTTTAACGCAACCCAGTTTTCCTCAATGGCTGGGTACTCGACTAACGAAATGGCGTCAACGCCGCTGTACTCGTCTGTCTCGTCTATAATTAACTCTATAATTTTCATATTTATATAACGTGTTAAATTGTTTTTTTGTTAAATGCTCGCGTCGGCTACAGTTTTACGCTCTAGCTCTTGCGCCGTACTAACGTCAGACGATACTACGTAAGACCTGGACGGCTTGTTTGATGCCTCGGCTATAGTGTCTGCTAGTTGGTTTGTACCGCTGCCGCCTACTATGTTAAAAGCTGGTGCTGCTGGACGTCCGCCGCTTACACTACCACCGCCGCCGCTGTCGCCACCTTTAACGCCTTTGGGTTTTGGTACGCTTTTTATTTTTTGTACCGTTTTTAAACCAGACGCCAGTACGGTTGCTGTTGAAACTACCTTTTGTATTGTAGCAAATGGCTCTGGTAAAACGCTTTCATTTTTCCAAACTTGCGTAACCCCTTGGTAGGTGTTTATTGTAGCCGCTGCAATAGCTGCCGCCTTGCCAGCCGCGCTGTTTTTTCCTAAAATGTTAGCTACTTGCCCAAAAGTTTGCCCTATAGCTTTTAGTTTTTGGTTTTTTATAAGCTCTTCGCGTGCCGTCTCTTGGTCTGCCTCGTTGTCTTTAGCGTCTTGTATTTTACCAGCATAAAATTTTATTATGTCTGCCTTTTGTGCCTCGTTGGCGTCTAAGCGTTCTAGCTCATCTAACTGTCTTTGTTTTTCTAGCTCTAGTTTTTGACTTTCAAGTAACGCCGCCTCATCTTCGCGCTTTACTTTGTATTTGTTTTGTATTGCGTCAATAGCTTGCTGGCGTTTTTCTTCGGCGTCAGACGCTTTTTTTGCGTCCGCGTCAATTTTGTCTTGCGCCTCTTTTTCTTCTTTTTCTTTTTTAGCCTTTTTTTCGTCAGCTATTTTTTGGTCTTGCGCTTGTTGCTGTAGTACATAACCGTCTCTTTGGTTTTTTAGCTTAGTAAGTTGTTTTTCAGTCTCGGCTATAGTCTCGTCGCCTTTGGCTGCTACCTCGTCTGGATCAAAAAGCAATTCAGCTACGCCCATTACAAACCCCTCGGCTAAATTTGTGCTACTATCTATTAAACCTAAGGCGACTAAACCTTGCGACAGACCGTCTACTAAAGCTAGTAACGTTACTAAAGGCGCGGAAACCATTGTAACAAACCCAGCTACTATATTTCTGTTTCTGGTAGCTGTTTCGACTTGCGCTGCCTTTATTTCTTTTTGTGTAATTAGTTGCGCCTCTAGAGCCTTTATAGTCTCGTCGGTTTGCGCCTTTTTCATATTTAATATGTCGCGCTCGCTTTTACCCTGTAGCTTTAAGGTGTTTGATGTTGCGCTAATTGCGTCGCTGGCTTGTTGGCTTGCCGCTACGCTTTGTTGTTGCGTCGCTAGTAATGCCTCTTGCTCGGCACTAACGCCAGAAACTAGCTCTTTAATATCGTCCCAGTAGGCTACAATTAACCCCAGAGCGACTACTATTGCACCGATACCAGTAGCTATAATAGACGCCTTTAAGGCTTTAAAACTGCCAGACAAACCCTTTACGGCTGCAATACCGCCCTTTGCGCTAGCTTTAAAGTCTTGTAAGCTACTTACTGCGCCGCCTGTAAGCTGGTCTAGTAATTGTAACCCCTCGCGGTTTCTGTCTAGGTCGTCGCTAAATTTATTTAACGCAACGCTAGTTTCTTTTATTTGCTTTACAGCGTTTTTGTTTTTTACCTCAAACTCTACGCCTATTTTTTCAACGCCCATTTGCTTTGTGTTTTAAGTTGTTTGTAACCGTCTTTTAGGGTGTTAGGTAGTTTATTTTTTCCTTGCGCTATGCGTATGTTTTCTGTTTCGCCGTTGGCTTGCTGTAGCATTTCTAGTATTAAATTTATCATGCCTCTATGGTATAGTCGTTAATTAGCTCTAGCTGGCTTTTTCCTGTCTGTAGGTTTGTAGTCAGCTTGTTTATTTTATAATTGTTTCCAGCAATAATTAGACGGTCTTTCATTTCTATTTTTAAAAGTACCGCCAGCGGTAGCATAACTTCTAAAGTAGTTATACGCTGTTTTGGGTTAAAAATGCTTAAAATGTATTTTCTGTATGCACTAAACAATGTCTCTGTAAAATTATTTTGTCCTGTCCATTCGCTAATTTCCTGGGTATAATTTAGTTGAAAATTACCATTTGCTGGGTTTGTAGCGTAATGGTTAAACGGCATTGACTTTGGTCTTAACGTAGTATGGCTTACTGGCTCGTTGTCTTGGTTTACCTCGTCTACTACAGAAATTTGCGGCGTATCGTCTGCAAAAATAGGGTAAAACAAAAGCGGTTGCGGTAACTGCGCATTTTGGCTTTTATCGACAGACCACCCCCATTGTAAATTTAGTTGCTGGTTGTTTGAAGCGTCATTAAGTCGCTCGTAAAGGAAATGCCCAAACGGCGCGGTAACTTTATATAACGAGCCTGTTAAGTCGTTTTGGTTGTTGTTGTATTGCAGCAAACCCCAGGCTTTGTTTTCAATTTCGCCAAACTTGTTAGCTAAAAAACTTTTAGTGTCTGCAAACTCAAATTTAACTTGTCTGTAAGGTAGCGCCGCATCTACGCTGCTTTTTTCTGTCCCTACATATTGCGTTATGTCTCTATAAACTGGGTTGTCTTCGTAATACTCGTCAAGCGGCTGTACTTTTATTTTTCCGTCGTCTTGCACAAAAGCCGTAAGGTTAAACATTCTAAACAAACCGCTTAAAAAGTTTAAAACCGTAATATCTGGCATTTGCAAGTTATAGTCAAAAACAAAGTCCGCGTCTGTAGTAACAGAGCCAGTAGAGATATTGTAACTGTCTACAATACTACCGTAGGGATCGTATTCATAATATTCGCCTCGGAAACGTATGTTTGTAAATGTAACTGAC